GTGGAAGGGTTTGAAGGCCAAGGCAACTTCATGTCGAAGTTTGGTTTGGAAATCCGAGACCAGATCACTATGACTGCATCCGATACGATCTTTCAGCAAGACGTCGGTATGGCAGAAGAAATCACACGACCGAATGAAGGCGATTTGATCTATTTCCCTCTGAATAAGAAGGTTTTCAAAATCAGTTACGTCGAAAAATTCAATGTCTTCTTTGCGCTCGGTAGCACACCAAGCTTCGATTTAACCTGTCAACTCTATGAATATTCCGGCGAGAAGTTCGATACCGGCATTCCAGACATTGATTCTATCCAAACCCTACTCTCGGAGAATTTGAGAGATTGGGCGATCATGTCGGAAGATGGCAGTCCGTTCATGACGGAAGACGGCAACTATCTTGTCCTTGAGCAGTATCAAGAGGACAAGATAGACGCCTTCGATCAGGGAGACAAAATCCAAACGGAAGCCGATAAGGTTGTCAACTTTGATCAGAATGATCCTTTTGCTGAAGGATTGTATTGATCGGCAACGGATCAAAATCCACTTTTTCAATGGTTATATTGTCGTCGTCCAAACTTTCTTCAACCAATTTTTTCATTTCTTCTGGAGTTGGGGAATGATCCAGATCATGCTCATTGATATAAGCATCATGAAGATGAGGATTGCCGATTAGCCATTCTTTGGCTTTTTCTGGTGAAGAGAATACACAATCTCTTTCATCTTCATCGTCTCCACCGACATAATAATAACTCGATACTTTATACAGAAACATCTTCGAAAGCCTTTCGGGTTTCATTCTGGATATACTGAGCGGTCAACGTATGATGCGAGACAGTTCGCAACAAATACGCTTTGTGTTTCTCGTATACTTTCATACTTTCCTCATGCAAGTAATAAGATAAAAATCAAGATAAAGCCGAATGAAATGAAGCCGGATGCAGCACCATAAGCCATTCCAATTCCTATAGACAAGGAAATGATAATCAACCATATAAGGCAACCGGCACCGTCGTCATTCTGTTTTCGCGACATTTTCATCCTCGTATGGAAAATAATCGACCGGCACTCTGCGTCGGACTCTGCCAACTACTTTGATAATCAATAGTTCATTTGCGTCTTCCATACAGATCAGATTCGCACCGTGATCAATGGCATCCTCCACACTGGCACACCATGTCCGATTTTGTTTCGCACCGATCACAGCGTATTTGTTTGTTCCGTCGAATTTCGAAGTCATTGCATTGTTCTTTCTTTTTTAGATTGTTCGAAAGCCTCGGACATCGCGACAGCTTCATCGAGCAATTTGTGAAGGCGTTCGATACCGGGTTTGCCGTGGCTTGTATGCACCTGAGCCATTCCAGCGCCAGCCATGGAATAACCAACTCTGGCGGGATCGTAACCTTCAGCGATTTTCTCTTGCAGAAACTGATTCACTTCAACCGCAAGTTTCGCGCTTTGCTTTTTGTAATCTTCGTCAATCATTCTATGATACTCGCATGTGGACCAAAACTCTGACAGTCAATATACTTGGTCCATTCGAAATCGAAAAGACAATTCGACGGGGAATCAGAAAACATCTTGGCCATAATCGAATCTTTGATTCCAGCCAATCCACAACCGATTCTTGTCACAAAGAAAATATTGTCTGGATGTTCTCTTGCGAAGACCTTAAACGCTTCGACATATGATTTTATATCAGACAAAGGAAGTGTCTTCATATGTCGATTTTTCGTTGGAATGGCGAAGCTACGACCTGCCAAACCCCATCCCTGTCTCCATTTCGCACCAAATCGTTGGTTAGCGAAAGCGGCGGCACCCTTTCCATGAATGCCAGCCTCGTTCGATCCGAAACAAAAAATCCCATTATCGGGAAGTTTAATGGACTTGTTCACGTTCTTTCATTCTCTTTTTGATAAGGTCTTCAGAGAGATTTGTAATCATGTTGTGAACATACTCACGATACTTGTTGCTCTTGTTGCCAGCATATTCATAAAGAGCGACCATATTTTCTGTGTCGTCCTTTTCGATTTCTTTGTTGAGAATGAGCGCAAGTGTCTCGGCTCTAATTCCCCAACAAAGCATATCAATGACATTCATCAGAATGTCGTTTTTCATTTCATAAGGAACATCCTTCGCGTCTTTTAAAAAGAGAGAAGAAATAACTGCGTAACTACCAGTCTTCATGCGCTCAGTAGTGCTGGCCTTTTCGATATCGTTTTCAAGATTTTCCATGCATTTCTTGATTTTTTGTTTGTCTTCTTCCGAGTAAGACCCACTTTCAAAAATCCGATTCAAGAGGTTCTCTGATTCCGGCTTCATGTCGACTCCATAAAAAATTCGGGCACTGCCTTTATGACAGTGCCCGAATTTATCACTTGAAAAGAGATTGTGTACTACAATCTCTTATGCAGAGACCCGACCGGAGCGAGTGATACGGTTCAGAATTTCGTCGGTGTTATCCTTCGCATTCTGAGCGGCACCGCCAGCGCCGACCGCCGACTTGTTCACCTTGTCGAGATTGATCAGAATCTCGCGCTTGTCCTGCCGTTGAGTCTGTGCAATCGAACTGAGAGCGTTCTGGAGCGATTCGACCGAATCACCGTTGCCTAGCGACACATCAGACATCAGCATCAACCAAGAGTCATAGAATTTCTCGGCATTGCTCTTTTCTTCGACCGGACCATTGAGGTAACGGAGGTGTTCATCCATTCCCTTGTTCGCGACATCCAGATCATCCACTTCCAGCGACTTGCGACCCTCGGAAGCCATGCCCAACTTGGCACGTTCCACGATTTCGCGAATGATCGCCGGAATCTTGCCAGACAAACCATCACCAAGCTTGGTAAGGTCAGCACCCTTCGGCAGCAAATCTTGCGCGTAATGGTTGACAATCCGAATGGAAGTCTCGGCATCCGGCGCTTCGATTGTGATCAGAGCGTCGAACCGACCGGGGCGAAGCAGAGCACGGTCGATTTTTTCGATGAAGTTGGTCGTCAGGACTGTAATGATTTCCGAGTCCTTCGTGATCAGGCCATCGAGCATGTTGACCAGATCATTGACGCTTTCTTGCTCACGATCCGCAGCACGGTCGATATCTTCCGCGAAAATCACACATGGCTGGTAATTCTTCGCGAATTCGATAGCGGCGCGAAGACCCTGCGAACGGTTGAGCATGATGAAAGTCCAACCGTTGTCCGTTGCCACCTTGGCGGTAACGCGAGCGGTCAGAGTCTTGCCAGTACCGTACTTGCCCGACAACAGAACACCGCGCTTGAGCGGAATCTGGTTGGCGCGGCAAACAGAGGTATGTTTCAGCGGCGCGAGCAGATTGATACGAATCGACTTCGTCGTCGTTTCGGTATGAATCATGTCGGTTTCTTTGACATTCGACAGATCGATAAACGTCGGCTGGACATTCAATTCCAGATCGCCGTCTTCGTCGACATTGAAGTGAATCGCCTTGCCCTTGTAGATCGAATCCGTCCGCATGATATGTTCGGCAAGCAATCGAATCTCGATCAGTGCTTGCTTTTCCACCGGGCGAACAGTGCCGCCGATGTAAGCGCCATGAGGATGAATGCCGACATTGACCGGCTTGCGAATGCCGGGAAGTGACATCTGGCCGGTTGCGACCTGAAGAGTCTCGCCGTTCGGACCCAAGGTCACGGACAGCAGTTGCGGCTTGATTTCGCCAAAGAAAGTCTGGACCGACTGGGCCAGAACGACACCATACTTTTGTTGCATGGCGCGGGTGAGAGCGGTAATGGCATCCCACGGCGCACCATGGACCATTTCCACCACATCATATTCTTGGTTCTCGGCCTTTTCGGCACGTTCGAAGAACGAAATCGCTTCGCGGTTGGTCATCTTGTTCGGGACCAACGGCAGAATCACTTTCTCGCCAACATGTTCGATCTTGACGTCGATGGACGCCCAGCGATCCTTCTTCGCATCAATTTTGGTAGCTTCGGTAGCCATGCTGTTTTCAACTTTCGTTTTGATGGTGATGATAGAGTAGTTCGTATCAACGCGACGGACATTCGCGTGAAAAAGTTCCGGCGTCAACCCCTCCTAGTTTGATTTTGTCACTAAGTTACGAAAATCTTCTGGATACAGATTGAGAGGGTTTTTGAACAACAACAAAGCATAACGATGCTGATTGTAAGTAACCTCTTTCATTCCGTCGAAAATTATTTGTGCTTCGCTCAACCACTTGAATCTGTCTTCGTGAGAAAGCGATTCGTAATGATCTTCGTGAGTGATCAGAGATCGAATCTCCAAATAACCAACGCGCTGTTTGTATGTCTTGTTGATGCAAAGCAAATCCCAGAAGAAATAGAGCGCGATAACAATACACAGACCAATGATTAGGTTGTCGATCATTTTGGTTTCCTTTTAGAAGTTGATATATTCACCGTCTTCGTTTCGGCGGCGACCGCTTGCTGGATGACGGTGCCAGCCTTCCGGCTCACCTTCACCATTCCATGCATCCAGAGCCTTCAAGGCATCTTCGTATGAATGATAGCACCACCGATCATCATATGAAAAACGATCACCAATCTTTCCGATGATAATCGCATGAGTGAAGAGCAAAGGCATGATCGCGGCATATCGATCATTTGGCATGAGCCTAAAATCACGATAGCCGCAATCCGCTACAATGTAATTGATAAAATCAATTACCTTCGGATCAATGTCGGGTTTGTTCTGCATTGGGTTCGATCAGGGTTGCCATGCGACCGGTAAAGGTGCCCATTTCGTCGGTCATTTCATCCAGAGTGCCATTGCCCTCGGCATCACGGCGGATCATGAAACGACCGTGGATTTTTTCATTGGTCGAATCCACCACGAAGAAAGTGATCGCTTCTTCGCGCTGCGGATGATCTTCCAAGGAAGGATATTCGTCGTATGGATTCGGATCATCCTTTTTCCGAGTTACAACCCATGTCTCGGAAATCATGCCGTAACGAAACACACCCTCTTCCTTGAATCGTTCTTTCAGCATTGCCACGATCATTCTTTTTTCGGTCTCGTTCGCCCATGGCGTGACGTAAACGGTCATACCTTTCTCGTTCTCCGCAATCCATGTCGGAAGGATTTCGCCATTCCAACCCGTTTTTGCGTACTCGGCTACATCATTGAAAAATTCGCGAAGTGTCTTCACAGGGCATCTCCCAAATAAAAAAGGCTGGCGGAATGATCCGCCAGCCAACCTACTGCCATCACAAGCAATGTCAACCGGGCATATAAAGCATATACTCAGATTGTTTCTTGTCGCTACCAGACCGTTCTACAGTGCGGCTGTACAGGCTGGCGTACTTTTCAGTATGGCCCATTTGTCCGATGTAGTAGCGCATGGTATTGTCCACCACGTCCAAAGCCTTGCAAATGTCGGATCGCAACATCCACTTGTTAGTGATCAGGGCGGCAATTTCGGGGAAACGCTTCGCACCGGAAATCTTCCGGGTGCTGTGCTTGGTGTTGGGCTTGGCGACCAAACGACCACCGACCGTCGTCGGGTGCGGGATACCGGAGACCGTTTCGGTTTCAGGCTTGGCAACAACCTGTTCGGGCTGTTCCTTCGCCTCGGCCTTCTTGGTGGCCTTCGGCTTCTTGGCGGTAGCGACCGGCTTGGCCTTCACAGGCTTGGTCTCGGCCTTGATAGCGGCCTTTACAGGCTTGTCGGGAACAATGATCGGAGCGCCGGAAGTGGGGGGTGAAATCAGATCAGGACGAATAGCAATCGCTGCCTTTTCGGCTTCACGTTGCGCCTTCAGCTTGGCTGCGGCTTCGTTTCGTTCCTTTTGGGGGATTTTCAGGAAGGCTGGGATGCCATCATCAAAGGCTTCTTCTTGGTTGTCAGACATAATGGAAAGTTTCTCCCTTGGGTTGCCGTAAGCATAGGTGTATCACACTGATTCGCTTTTGTCAAGAAAGGATTTTTGATAAAAGTAGGAACCGGGGAATTTTCAGCATAAATACATCATGCTGAAAATAGAAGCTTTTTATTTCTCAATCACCCGGAAAATGGTGGCGACCTTCGGAACCATTTTCAATGAGATTGTGGTGCCCCGGTTCGATACGGCAGGCAACGTGACACAGGTTATGAAGGTGCCACTTAGCTATGCTCCGAAAGAACGAGTGTTAGCTCGCCTCAAAGGCGATGAGAATATCGATCATAAAGCGGCCACCACACTCCCACGCATTTCTTTCGAACTCATGTCAATTGAATACGACGCGAGTCGCAAGTTAAATCCGATTCAGATTCAACGACCTGTTGCAAACGAGGACGGCAGCTACAAACGACAGTTTGTCCCTGTCCCCTACAACTATCATTTCTCTTTATGGATTTACGCGAAGAACGTCGAAGATGGCTTGACTATCCTTGAGCAGATTTTGCCATTCTTTACCCCTGAGTTTCCCACCAAACTGAATCTAATACCTGAAATGAATGTTTCGATAAACGTTCCGATCATCCTCAACGGCGTACAATCAGAAGACACTTATGAGGGAGATTTCAAGGACGAAAATCGAAAGATCATTTGGACGTTGGACTTCACCATGAAGGGATATCTATATGGTCCAATTCGGACAGACGCAATAATTAAATTCGCCAACGTGAATTTTTATGCGCCCGCTGTGGATAACCTTGTGGATGCGGTTGGGAACTCGGCACCAGTTGATCGGGTGACTTCGCAACCCGGTTTGACCGCCAACGGGGAACCCACGTCGAATATTGCCTTGACAATCCCGTATCAGGAAATCGAAGCAAACGACGACTATGGGTTTATCAATATCGTTTATGGCGATCTTGAAGACAACTCATAGAACGATAAATTGAGTACAACCCCAGCGGTCTAATGCTTGGTTCAAATGACCTAAATGCAAACCGGCGTCTGGATCGATCCAGATCAAATTGTCATCGGCGGTGAAACGAGCATCATCAAAAGCGATCCAATCATCCACTTCTGAATGTTGCTGCAACCATACTCTCACCGCGACATCACGCGGAATCTGCGGATATTTCGTTTTCGTATCTGCATGAAGATATTCCGGCCTCAACCCGGCAGATACCAACACCTTGTCGATATCAGGAACGTCATCCAGAGTCGTGTTGTGTGTCGTGTTGAACACGATCTTTGCGCCGGATCGTTGACAAAGTTTGTTCAACATAGCAACTGGAATTGGCGAAATGATAACGCGGTTGACCGATGCATAAGGATCGAGCAACAAGCTACTAAACGGTATGACCGGGCCGTCAATATCGAGAAAAACAATTCTATTCATCTTCGTCATCTCCAAAGAACAATGCAAAACATTTTGGACAGATCGGTTCGCAATCTTCCAGATCGTATTCCATGCCCCACTTGTCTTGCATTTCTATTTCTTCGTCAATTTCATCCTTTGCGGTATGCACATTGAATGTAGTGACGCAGATTGCACATTTGAAACTCGACATTAACAAATCCTATCAAACACTTAGTTGATAGGTTAGATAGTGCAAAATGTCGGGAGGAAAAGTCCAGAAAAAAATAACCGGCTCGTAAGCCGGTTATGATTTCCTATTCTTCTTCGATTTCTGGCATCCAGAGTTTTTCAACCCGGTTGAACCAAGTTGTCGGTTCCCAAAAATTGAAATCTTCGAACACACCGTTCATTTCGATTTCTTCGACGATTTCTTCGTCTTCCTTTTGGAAACCTTTCGACCGCCAAGACGGAGAAGGCTTCTTACTCATATCATTGAAGGAAGATTTTTCGGTGCGATTCTTTCCGTCCAGTTTCGGGCCGACCGGATCAGCAAAGGCAAAGGCGCGGGCATTGAGTTTGACCTTGCTGCCCTTTTCCAGAGTGCCATCCTTCAAACCAGTCTCAAGATGCTTCGTCGCTTCCTTGCGAGTGGAAAACTTCGCCACATCCTTGTCTTTGTGATTGGAAACAGAAAACGCTTCCTTGGCATTGCGAGAAGTACCACGACGCAGAGCAGAGTGATAATCGCCAACCATGTTCGGCTGGAATTCACCGACACTCATATGCTCACCCTTCTTCAGCCATTCGCCATCGCGAGTGCCGATCAAATGAGCCTCTTTGCTGTCATGGGCCTTATGAAGGATGGAGTCTTGTCCATACTTCTCACCGTGTTTGGTAAGGAAGTTTTTCAATTCCCCATGATCGTTGCCCTTCTTTCCGATCACCATGAAAGAATGTTCGTCGCCGTGGTGCTCGTTCTTTTCGCCTTTGTTCTCGATGTACTTGCCGCGAATATGCACGAAACCATAACCATGATTTCGAATATGGCCTTGCAGATCGGAGTTGCGGTAAGCATTGATGTATTCGTCGTGGCGATGCTCAGGAACACCCGCCAACTCGGAAGCATATTTCTTCTTGTCCTCGGCTGTGTGAGTGTTGCGATGTGCGGTGATAATGCCGATATTTCGGTCCTGCACATGCTGCTGAATTCGCGCCAGCGACTTGTTTGCTGCCTCGCCTAACATTTCAAAAGCCTCTCTTAACAGCACAAAACAACCCTCCATATACGCCGCTTTTATCAAAAAAGCAAGACTCTAGATTTCATGAGTATTTAGGCCGAAAATCACGGTCAGTTCCAAGGGGCCGTCGCTGGTATTGATACGGATTTTTGTTCTGTCTGAATCCTGTTTGGCAATGATAATCGGCCATTCGACAAATTGACCGCCTTTGATAAACCAAGCAATCAAAGTGCCACCATCTTGCAATCGTTTATCCACGACCGCTTCACGAAATGCACAATCGAAATGAAAAATTTCGAACTCATCAATTGGCGCAATTCTTATTTTATAAACTAAATCAGTTGGTGGTGTTGCTGGTTGTGGTGTAGGCGGTGGTCGCGCTGCTCTCTTTGCATTCTCGTCTTTTTGCTTTTGTCTTTCTTCAACGACCTTCAATGCTCTTTCATACACATCACCTAGAACGGTAAATTCCATCGGAGGTGGTTTTCGTCCAGTGTCAGGATGACATTCAAAACACATCTTGCGATATGCTCGTTTCACTTCTGATATTGTCGGATCAGTCCCTAATCCTAACAATTTCAAAGGATTATCTTGCAACAACATACTGTTCCACTTCAAAATTTATGTCTGAGATATATAGATGATGGATGAAAACGAAAAGAAACCCGATCCGTTATCAGAGATTTTCAATCTTCCCAGCATCGAACGCGAGAAGAAGAATGTTATCACAGTCAATTCAACAATCGAAGATGATTTTGAATTTGCCAGAAAAAATCTGATTGATATCATTCAATCCGGCAAAGACTCTCTCATGAATCTTTCTGATATCGCAGATCAATCACAACATCCTCGCGCATTCGAAACACTTTCTCTTTTGATGAATACCGTTATCGATGCTCAAGAGAAATTGTTGAAACTCAGAAAAACAAAACACGAATTAACGGGAGAAGGTCAAGCTGGTCCGCAAACAATCAATAATACATTGGTGATTTCATCAGCAGAAATGCTTGAAAGAATCCAAGCGGCCAGAGATTTGAAAAAGAACGATGGCAGTAACTAAAGGCTTCAAAGGAAATTTATTACTTCGCAAGGCAGGAACACCACCTGAAGGCGGATACTCCAGAGAACAAATCGATGAAATAATCAAATGTTCGGTCGATCATTTGTATTTCATGGAGAAGTACGTTTACATTAAACACGTTGATCATGCCAAGAAAATCTTGTTTAAGCCTCGCGGTTATCAACGGAGAATGATCAACTCAATCATCGAGAATAGAAATACGATTTCTCGATGGCCTCGGCAGTGTGGAAAGACAACGGTTGTTTCCGCGATTATTCTTCACTTCGTTTTGTTTTCATCCAACTATTCAATCTTGGTCGCCGCGCATAAAGGCGATAAGGCCAGAGATATTATCTCGGCTATTCAAGACATGTATTGTGAATTGCCTGATTGGCTGCAACAGGGAATCATTGAATGGAATAAAGGTTCTTTCCGTTTGGAAAATGGTTCCAGAGTCAGAGCATCCACGACTTCTGCGTCATCGGCTCGTGGTGACGTCTACAACCTCGTTTATCTGGACGAGTTTGCATTCGTTCCGACACACGTTGCGGAAGAATTCGTGAAATCGGTTATCCCGACCGTTTCGTCTGGTAAAGATACCAAGATCATCATCACCTCAACTCCAAAGGGTTTGAATCTGTTCTATAACATTTGGATGGATGCGGTTGAAAATAAGGTTGCGCCGCCAGAGAATTTCGTTCCGATTGCCGTCGAATGGAATGAGGTGCCGGGACGTGATGAAGCCTTCCGAGATAAAATCATAAAACAATACGGACAAGAGTTCTGGGATCAGGAATTTGCTTGCGCCTTCCTTGGATCGTCCAAGACTCTTATCGCTGCGCAAAAATTGATGGTTCTTCGCAGCGAAATTCCGTTACAAACAACGGATACTTCTCGCATTTACAAAATGCCGGAAGCCGGTCATTCCTATGCGATCACGGTTGACGTCGCGGAAGGTTTAGGTGGCGACTCCACCGTCATTCTCGTTACAGACATCACGACTACGCCTTTAGAAATTGTGTATGTGTACGAAAACAAATACATTGATCCGATGGCTTTGCCGGGAGTTATTCATTCGGTTGCCAGAAGTTACAATGAAGGCTTGGTTCTGGTTGAAAGCAATTTCGGTCAGATGGTCGCTGACATGCTTTGGTACGAACTGGAATATGAAAACATTGTCATGACCGCTAGAAATCCTAAAGCCATGGGCGGTCAGAAGATCACAAGCGGAATGAAGACTCGTCCCGGTCTTCAAATGAATGTCTTGAGTAAGAGAATTGGTTGTTCGAATCTCAAGAGCATTGTCGAGAATGATCAGTTAATCATTCGAGATGACCAAGCCATTAAACAATTGAAGAGATTCGCTGTCAAGGGTAAATCGTATGCAGCGGAAGAAGGTCACGACGATATCGTCATGGCAATGGTTATGCTCGCTTGGATGGTCGATCAGGGATACATCAAAAATTCAACTGATGTAAATCTGCGAACGGTCATTGCAGATTTGAATCGTGATCGCATTGACAAGGATACTCTGCCATTCGGTTTCAATACAAACGATCCGATTGTAGATGCTCCGGTCGCCGTTAACCGAAACAATGATGCATGGATATTCGCTGAGAAGCAGGATGAAGAACCACAAAATAGTTGGTACTTCCCATAAGAAAAACCTCGCTTCTGGATTTGAAACGAGGTTTCCTAGTGTAAGCCTTGCGATTTTTGAATCGCCGCTGTCTTCGATGTGGATCAGGACACCATCGCGTCTTTGATCGTTCCAACTCAATCGTAATTTTCTTTTTCATAAGACCCTCTCTAATACGATTACAACCATTTTTGTATAACCATGATATGCTTGTATCGGAGTGATTGAATGAATCTTTTTGTCGGAAGGAATTGATTCGATAAAAGATTCGATTTCATTTTCAAAGAAATCGAAATCCACATCTAAAATTTTAGTTTCATACTTGTTCGACATTTCAATCTCCAAAAAGAAACGCCAGTCTGTTAAACTGGCGTTCTGTTGTTACCTTTGAGGCTTGTGATAGCTCACAGGGGCCTTGGACCGCCATGTTCCATCTTCGCATTTAACCGCTGTTCTGCGGGCCTCAATCTTTTGCGCCTTGGTGCGATACGGCTTCTTGTTAGTCATATCGCGTGTTTGTTCTTTCTTCATGTCGTCTCCGACATGGAACGTAGAAAATCGACGGATTTCCTTTGTTAGACGTCCATGTGCTGAATTTCACAGCACGGCGGAGAACGAGAACTAATCATTAAACCTCCAAAGAAAACAGGAAAACTGGAACCCGGATAGCTTTCGCTTAAATCCTACAATCCCATATGATGGATCACAATCACTCGTTACTCGATCATACCACTAGTTTATTCTAGTGAGTTTCCGAACTGGCGTCTGCTAGAGACTCCATGCAATTTGTATTACAACATCTACTTATCGTCAACCCTTTTCTTTACCAATCACCCTTCCGCCATCGCATGACATTCTTGGATGCACACTCATTGCAGAATACCACGTCCCAACCGGCTTTCACCTTCAAGAATTGATCTTCCGGCTTGTCTTTCTGGCACTGAGTACAGAACTTTGTTGTTTTCACGACAGCAACCTTTCCATGAGCCTTTGACTCTTGGCCTCGTATTTCGGTGAGTTGATAGTGACCGGAGGAAAATCAGCGGAAGACAACTTCCTGCCGATTCTCTGTTCAAGATGTTCGACGCACAACATTCCTTGCTTGGACCCGACCGCTGGCAACCAGACAGAATCATGAACAAA